CATCGTCAGCCGTCGCTTGTGAATTGCTAATTGTCTGGTCCAGTTTATTACGTAGCTTTCGTAATTCTTTATAATACTTTGGATGTCTAAACATTTCAATGTTTACCATATTTAATTGTTTTTATTTCAGGATTCCAGCATGCTCGACAGTCCCTGCATTCGTTGTCTTGTTGAGCTGCGGGACATGTAGCGCCAGATGTCACCACTTCAGAAGAGTTAGGCCACGAAGCAGGCGCCGTCTGGTCTACCATCGGCGCGCTGAAACGTATGACTAAATTGTTGGGCTTGTCTGTCAGGTGCTTCTTTATCCATGCTTCACGGGTTGGCAGCCAGTGCCTTTTGCTCGGCGTGAGCTCACAGACTTTGTAAATCTTTTGAAGGTGTTCCAGGTCCTGGACGTCGCCGCTGTCATGCCAGCGAAATACGTCGGGCTTCTTGCTGTTGATCAGGTGAGCCATTGCCTGGACCCAGTCAGGTCTCTTGATGGCTGCCAGCCTCCTGTACTGTGCATCCTGAACAACCTTGAACACGTAACAATTTTTAAGAGCATAGCATTCATGACAGACGCTGCCTGGTATGTTTACAAGCTTTGATCCAGTCTTGCATTCTTTGGCAGGTAAACCTATCGACCAGCCAGGCATCTTTGAT